GATCACCATATCTCTTTGCAAATGTTTCGTTTGCGTATTGAGTAGTAGTGCTCTTAGCCAGCTCTTTATATTCTTGCGCGGCCGCCTTAATTCCTGTCTTAGTGCCAATGTCGGCGGATTCCTTCGACGCATTAACGAGCTGTTGTTCCATGCCGAGCGTTCTGCGAATAGTATTAGCTATGCCGGGCGCCTGAGCTATCGGTGCTGTAGGCACTCGCGTTGAAGTTTCGACAGCCGTGGTTGCTGATGGTAGTGGTTGTGTAATAAACTTACCAACGTTGTATGCAGCCTTGCCTGTCGTAGTAGCTACGCGCGCAGCAGCTAACGCTACGTCGAGTACACCACTAATTTTAGCTAAAAATATAGTACCCAATGCTGTTGTAACTGGTGCAGCCTCAAACGCAGACTTCCACATGTCGGTGGTAGTTTTGATTACTACATCGTCTATTGCTTTGGCACCTTGCTGTACATCCTTCTTCATGTCTGGAGGGAGCATCTTCCAGATTTCGCCAGCTGCAAGACCGCCCGCTACAATCTTAATGAGCGTACCGATACCCTCAAGCGAATTGCCGCCAGGGTCTGCTTTCTTTCCTACGATGTCGTCGCGATCGACCATGCTGGAGCTAATGATCTTCTGATCTGTGGGATCATTACTATTACGGAACGCACTACGATTAATGTTGCCGCGTTGGCCTTTATTGAAGCTTCTTTGGGCCTGCAACTGTGCAATGTTGATTTTATGAATCTCTTTCAACAAGGAATTCATGCTACTCAACTGAGCCACGGTCCGCTGTAGTGACTTGTTGCCTGCATCGCCGGTCTTCTTGATCTCGGTTAGCTTTTTTTGTTGCTGTGTGCCGTCTTTCTTGTCTTTGGCGGACTGCTTTTTATACTCGAGGACAGTTTGTCTAATCAACGGGCCAACACCTAACCCCAAACCATATATTGATTTGCGTGGGTCGAACTGATCCATCACAGCTTCTTTAGCAGTTCGAGCTGCTCCTGCTACCGTGTTTCTTGTTCCTTGTGCTGCTGCGTCTAGTATATTGGCCATTTGTTATTTTTGTTTCTTTTGGTTAAGCCGTTCTGTCTCTTGCTCTAAGTAATCCTTCAACAAATCAACATATATGTCTCGTTCATATGGCATCATCTCTTCAAAATCCCTGATAGAGTAGTGATGATGCTGAGCCAGATTAAAAAGCAACTGATAGTAGTTGCTTATCGTATTGTGACTCAGCCCAATATAAAAAAATCATTGAGGTTTTGTAAAACTACTTTTTTTTCTACGCCGTTGCTGTTTGTGTAGGAAGTTTCATAGTGCAGCTTTGGCATCGTTTCCAGGAATTTTTGAATTTCCTTGAATGTTGATACGTCAAGCGACGTTATGAATTCAACAAGCTCTTCGTCGGTATAGTCTTTTGTGTCGTATACTTCATTCTCGTCGTATACTTTATCGATGCAATACTTAATAACTTCGAAATATAAGTCAACTTCTGATGATGCTTGCTCGACTGCTTTAAGCATGTCCGTCTTAGGATAACGCAGTACCAATCCCAGCTGATCGTTGATTTTGATATTAGAGTTATGATCAGGATCATTAACTATATCAACTTTGTCTAGATCGATTTGTAGTGTGTAGTCTTGCTCATCATCAGGATCTCTGTATGTAACATCGATGATGTTGTTAATAGAGCGCCCACGCAACTTAATAAACAAGTACTCTAAGTCGAATGTTGCTAGTTTGTCCACATCAACGTCGTCTAGCAAGCAGTTATTGACGACTTGTTTGATCGCTAATACTACGTCTCTGGTGTTGCCAGTCGTCTGCGCAGTAAGTAGGATCTTCTCTTCCTTGACGAGGAATGGACGCATCTTGACTTTTTGTTTTGATGATGGAATAACAACTTCAAAGATAGGATAATTAATTTTCGGAAGACTCATTTTCACCTCAGTTAATAGTTAAGTCGGTTTGGTAATAAAGAACGCAATAATGTAGATCCAGAGTTCACGACATTGAGAACATCGTTGACGTTTCGTGGACTCTTGACTGATGTAATTGTTTGGAGGACAGACGCACCTTGCATGATGTTGTCGAATAACGATGCGTTCTGCGAAGATAGCGTTTGGCGGCTTGGTTCGCGAAGTTGCATTTCAAGTGCACCATCATAAGCCCAATGTGAATATGTAAATGTTACAGGGATGCGGACTAAGTCATTGACACTTGCCCAATCTCTCTGAATCTCGCCTAGGAATATAGGGTATGCGTTGTACAGTTTAACGACGCCAATCTTTTGTTGTACTTCGTCGTAAGTAACGATGTCGATTGTAGTTTTATACGAATCGCGATACCCAAGCTCGAATGGTTTGCCATAGAATGAATCTAGCGCAACGCCAGCCTGTGGGATGTGATCAAACCCAATGATAGCATTCATCCACACATAGAAGTATTGGTGAATGATGCCACGAGCATCTCCAATGAAGGAAATGCTGACGTCATTAAATGCTGCTGAGTATGGCTTTTTCTCTAGCGGGCCGACACCGTGGCGTCTGACTGCCGACGTCATTAGCTGTACGCCAGGTTGGTTAACACGCTCAGCACGCAGTGTAATTAGCTGCGATAGCAATGCCCCTGCATCAGGAACAACGCTTCCAAATAGACTAGGAGGAGTCAGCCCAACGTAAGTTAGGTTTGGTTTCTCAATACCCCACTTGCGGACACCGGCACGAACACCTTCAGATGCTTTAGCAAATGGTTCGTCAGCTCGCTTTTCGCCTGTGGTTTGTTTGAGGCCAAACAGTTGGTTGGCAGCACCACCCAGTAGGCCTAGTGTGCCTAATATCTGTTGGTTGCGGTCGTTGAGGGATGCCATTATCTCTTTCTAATGATTCTTTTGCTGTCTTCGTGAACTTGCGATGCAGATGCTTTCTGGAATCTTTCCAATGGCAAGAATAGAGCGATGCTCCACTCGTTTGCTGGGATTGGTACAATATTAGACGCCAATCCCTTATTTAGGTAGTGTTTCACACATGGCTGGAAGTAACGGTTCTTCGAAGCGCCTTGTAGTATCGTATATGACAACTTCAGTTTAGTTTTGGGATCCGTCGTATCGCCAGTTGCGACCGTCATTAGTTGATCCATTAATGCTGCTCTCATAGTATGAGGCAGGTAGTGCATGTTGATCCCCCACATCCCTGTGCTGTCGACGTGGAACGGAAATACGAGAGGATACTTGTCCCAATATGGAAGGTCTTTAGCTGTGGTTGCTTGATATTGAAAAAGCAACATCTGTCCAATGATCGAGTTTGATGGAGCGCCTTTTTGAACAACCGCTGGAGCTGCCTTGATTACGTTCCTAGCATTCTTCATTGCTGCTGATGCAGTTGTCTGAACCCACTTACGAGCTTCGTTCGTTCGTGTGGGAATGGTCGATGCGTCGACATTCTTTTTCAGAAGATTTGCAAATACGGCTGCCATTTATATTCCTAAGTGCTGTTCAGTTAATACGCGGAATTTCCACGCCTTCTTGAGGCAAAACTCTTCCGCTGCTTGCCATTTAGCGGAATTGACACCCCACGTCATAACCTCATTGATGTATTGTTTTGTTTTTCTTTTTTGAACAGCAGGTGGTTGCGTTTGCTTCTTGGGCTTAATCTCAACGACGAGAGTCTCTATGTTTCCGTCTCTATTCTTTTGTTTAATCCAGAAATCCGGGAAATAACGATGCACTCGGCCGTCTAGTGGTGATATGTATGGGATGCAGAATTCCTCGCTCGACCATTCCAATACGTCTGGGTGAGTATCAATGTATATCATAAACTTCAATTCCCATGACGATCTGAAAATGATACCAGACGGATCGCCTCTATACTTCGATGGGTTCTTGGGACGGAAGCTGCCCTTATAGCTTTTACTCATTTAACGGCCTTTTCTCGACAATTATCATTGTGCCATCTTCCTATGTTCGACGCATCAGCAATCATACCACAGTGAGCACATTGCATTTTGATACGGCGCCGAGCTCCTTCTGCCAATGATTTTCGAGCAGCTTCTGACCTTGGTTTTCCGCTGAGAGCTTTGGATATAGCTTCTTTGACGGCTTCGGATTGGGGTATGCCTTTATTCCAAGGTTCAATGCCAATACGAGGCGATCGTCTACCCTTGGCCTTATCGCTTAAGAGTTTCTTCGTCTCATCGCTGTGATTGAATCCTCGTCTAGGCGCTTCGATCCATCGCTTTTTTGCTGATGCAGACATTTTAGCAACCGATTCTGCTGAATGCTTGGTCCCATAGCGAGGATTCATGCTTCCACGCTGACCGCCCTGACACACAAGTTCAAAGTCAGGGAGATATGAATTGTCTGAAGAAAGTGGTGCCATATTGAGCGACTCGCATATAGCAGCAAACTGATAAGTGGATTTCATCGTAAAACGATACTGTTCTGGT